GGGTAAAGGTGAGGTGGTGGGGTGGACAAGACATGACAGAACATAACACCAGAGGGCACTACATAACACTACACCACACTACACTACATCAACCCTCTGTTGCACATTTTTTATAAATACTATCGGGGGTCAAATGGAATCAAGAGACATTAATAAGCTGAGCCTGGAATTAAGCCTACTAGAAAAGACGGAGGACTTTCGGGCGAATATACGCCGAGTGCAGTTCACGGCAAAGTCGATGGGCGATTACGTGTTAGCAGATCTGACCCGCAAGATGTTACTGACGATAGAAGAGTACATCGACGAAATGAATCGGTGAATAACATGTACTACGGTGTAACGATTGAGCGGGTTAGCGGGGGGTTGGTGTGGCGTGCGGAAGTGCGGCACTTGACGCCGGATGAGAACCGCGGCAAAAGCGGCGTATACATTGATGCGTTCAACGAGCAGGGGCAGCGGGTAGAGGGGGCGCATGTGCGGTTTAATCGTTCTGCTGCATCGCTTGTTGAGTATCGGGCTTTAGACAAGCGTGGGCCTCTTGAGTTAGGCCACGGCATGATTGAGATGTATATCAACGATACTATCGGTGTGTCGATGGTGGGGGGTCTCAGTGACATTGTATGGGGGATGCATACGCGGCATCCTGATGAGTTGGGGCCTGGTGGGGAGATCTGGAACAGTTGGGGCCACCATTCATTTAAGGTTACGTTTCGCCTCACCCAAGGCGCAGTCCTTCCACCCGTTGTTGTGCCGCCGACACTAAGCATTGAAGAACGTGTCAAGCTATTAGAGGATCGTGTTACCGCATTGGAGGCACGGTAAGATGGAGAAGGAATTCGAGATAGGCTACGCCGATACAGTCCAGCTATATGAGAAGATAGGCGAGGACCTGGCAACGATGATGGAGAATGTCAAGCCCCATCAGCACAAGATTGAGATTTGGTTCTCCCCGCCAGAAGTGCAGGCAGACGGGTGGACATATCAGAAGGTTCGTATTCGCGTTTCATAATCAGGAGAAAATCAAATGGCAGCGAAGAAACCAGGCGTGAACCCCTTTGCGAAGGGCAAGGCACCAGCAGCGAAGGGCAAAGAGAAGATGTGTCCGAAGTGCAAGAAGCCGATGGGTGTAGGCAAGGGAACCTGCAAGTGCTAGATAGTTGAAATGTTTCACGTGAAACATGGAGGGGGATAGATGGCGACACGTAAACCAGATCCAGTGAAGTATAGCAGCCCCGATGGGGGCCAGACCAAGTACCTGGAAAATCAGCGAGTAGCTGATGACTTGAAGAAGAAGGGCGTCAAGGCGACTGCGGGTAAAGCCTCCGGTGATCGCAGTAAGCGCATGGCCAAGAATAAAGAGTATGTGGCGCGCAAGCGTAGCAGCAGCCCAACGAAGCGCACGGTAGCAGGGAACACTACGCAGCCTGTTAGTCGTCCGGCGAACGTGCAAGGGCCGGTAATGCGCAATGGCAGTTATGGCAATAGCCCTACTCCCCCTGCGCAAACGTTTGCGCAAAATGGAATGAATATGCCGAGCCGCCCGATGGGGCAGTATGGGCCAGTGCAAGGGCCAGCGATGCAAAATGGACAGTTCGGCATGGGCCAGCAAGCACCGATGCAAGGGCCACCCCCGCAAATGCAGCAACCCATGATGCAGCAACCCATGATGCAGCAAAGGCCATCCGCCTTTGGCCAACCGAATAGTGCCATGACAATGGGGATTCAGCCGATGGGCAACCCATACATGAACAGCCAGAACCCGGCACAAGTGATGCAGGGGTATCAACCGCCGATGGGCAATCAAAATCCTTGGGGGCGACGATGGTAACAATCGCAGAAGCAATTCAGGCATTCGCCAAGCTAAATCCGAAGGGTATCCCGGCTATTGTGATACCCGCGGGGGATGCGTTGGCAGTGGACCTTAACATCGTTGCTGTGTGGACTGATCGGGTTACGGTGCCGTTAGTCGTGGAAATCAACACTGCCCTGGCCATCATCTACGGTGGCATTCCAGTACAAGGGCCAAGTAGTGGGGTACAGGTTGCCCCGATGGAGGATGATGATGACGAGTGACTTTGTCGTTGGCAATACTCCCCTTACGTTTACGATGCGAGAGAGTGACGGTTATTTAGTTATTGCTCCCGGCGTAAAAGTGGAAATCAGAAAGCGCCCGAATCGCTTTCACCGTTTGATGTTGCGTTTATTTTTTGGGTGGGAGTGGGAACTATGACGAGTGATTATATTTACGTGCGCGGTGTGACAGCTTATCTGTTGGATGACTACTTGCCAGAAGCGACGGCAGAAGAACTGATCGCCGCCAGCACCAAGGCCGCCCACATTACGCAGGTGTCACTTAAAGGCATGAAGAAAAAACGCTATGTGGGGACGGACGTTGTTTACGGATTGGCGTGATGTACTGTGGCTTGTCGTGTTCTGGATAGTGTGTGCTCTATGGTTGTCGAGTCTACCGAATACCCCATAGTTATTGCGGACGCTCCCGATGTGGTAGACAGCCGCGGGGTTGTTTACCTACCGTTTGTCGTTAATGAGCGCCCCGCAATCCACAATGCAGAGGTATTTTTCAATCTGCTGTGGAATGATAGCAGGCAGCTACGGCCACGCCTAACGCCCTGCCCTAAGCTTACCATTGCCGCCACGCTACGAGCGCAGGGGTTGGCGTTGGGTGGCCCCTGGGCGCACGTGGACAAGGACGGGGTGACGCCGAACGAGTATGCAAGGATGGCCGGTTGCAATCTACCGGGCCATTACGCCACAAAAGGCAATCAGATAGAGTCATTGGTAGCCGGTTCGCCCAACATGACGGTGATGTTTAATGCCCTGGCCGCCAGTGAGTCGCACGCTAACCACATGTTTGGTAGGCTACCGATGTTCCAGCGACAAGACAAATGCGGAATAGCTGTAGCGGTAGGCGGGCAGTTTGGTTGGTATCTTGTTCTGTTGATAAGTGAGTGCCTGTGAATCACTTAGTAACCGTCCGTGAGTGGGAGGTAATGGAGTGCGTGCGTACAGGCATGACGAATCGAGAGATTGCCGATGCGCTGTTTATCTCCGTGCGCACCGTGCAGACCCACATTAGTCACGTAATGGCCAAGCTGTCTGCCGCTAACCGCTTTAAGGCTGTGATTGCTATGGACGAGATGGGACCCCCACCCGCTCGACGGAGACGATATAGGAAATGACACACATCGCAGGGACAGTGGGGGACAGAAACCGTAACGTGATTGTCGGCAGCGACAACCAACAACATGACACGCACGCCGATACTATCGTCAATAACCTCTTCGATGCACATGGCTTGCGTGCATCATTCGATGAAGGGTTTGATGAGGGTATGAGCGAGCTATCACGCTTGATTCGAGAGTTCAACAGCCGGATAGCTTTGTTGGAGTACCGCCTGGGTAACATGGAGAAAGCTTCCTATGTCTTCTTTGCGCTGTTGGCTGTGATTCTGTGGAAACTATTCTTTGGGGGGTAACGATGAATAACATTCAGATTCCTGAATGGTTGAAAGCGCTTTACAGCAAAGAGGGACTGCCCGCTACGATTGCCGTAGTGCTGCTGATTGTGGCGTTGCTGGTAGCAGGGACATACCTGGACATCAATATCGTGGAGCTACTTAGCGGCGGATGACGATACCACATATCACACCAAAGCAATTTGTCGAATATCGAGCGGTGTTTGAAAACGGTATTCGATTAAACGAGGAGTGTATTGAGCGATTCCGTGAACTTGCGGTTAATTGCCCACTGCCCGAAAAGCTACGCCCTATGATTGCGACTGATGTGGTAGTGGGCCAGGTGGTTTGGTATCAGCGCGAAGATGTTGACGAAGGTTTTCCTCTGTGGCAAATCGTAGAAGAAATCCGAGACCCACGCGACAAATGGAAAGCTTTTATTTCTAATGGTTGTCGCTATGGATTGGATGGAGCGTTTGTTGAAGTAGATGGCTGAAGTAACACCGACACAGCGCGAGAAGTTCCGTAAAGCCTGTTGGCATGTGGCGAACTACACGCCATCTGCTACCCAAGCCGCCCTACATGGCGACGATAGCAGGCTAAAGCTTGTTGCTGGTGGGATTCGTGGGGGGAAAAGCTTCTCTACCGCAATGGATGTACTACCCGACCTGCTGATAGACAATGGGCTAGTGTGGATTGTGGGGCCAGACTACGAGCAATGTAAGCCAGAATGGGAGTACATGCACGTAGTTCTGCAAAAGCTGGGCCTAATCACTAAGGCAAGCTCACCAGAGCGGGGGGGACGGAGCTTTGAGACGACTTGGGGGGCTAGGGTACAGACTAAAAGTAGCGATGATGCCCGCAGTTTAGCCAGTTTTGCCCCACATGTGATCTTGATGGTCGAGGCGGGCCAGCAAACTTATGAGACAATGCAGAAAGTGCTAGAACGGGCGCTGGAGCATAACGCCAAAGTCATTATGTCAGGCACTTTTGAAGGGGCTTTGAGTTGGTACGCTGACTTTTATGAGCGTTGGCAAGGGGAAAACCCCGAAATGGGGCGCAGTTTCAGCATTCCAAGCTGGAGCAACCTGGCAATCTTCCCCGGTGGACGCGACGACCCGAAGATTAAGGCGTTAGAGGCTGCAATGCCGCATGAATTGTTCATGGAACGTTGCGGCGCCGTACCCTACAAGCCATCTGGCCTAGTGTTCAAGGAGTTCAGCAGAGAGAAACATGTTAAACGCCAAGATTTTAACCCTGGATTACCTGTTGAACTTGCCATTGACCCCGCTACACATACCTACGCTGTGCTTGCGATACAATGGGAGACGGTGGGAACTGATACACAGGTCTACATCATCGACGAGATCTACGAACACGATATCATCGCCCAGTCTCTCATTCCATTGGTACGAGAGCGACCCTGGTTCAAGCACGTCAAGGGTGGCGTAATTGATATTGCGGGTACGCAGCGGGCGGCGAACAAAAGCCAAGTGCAAGTCTGGAAAGAGGAGACGGGTATCCCCTTACGGAGCCATTACATCTTTATCGAAGAGTCCATTGCAACAGTTAAGTTGCGCCTACAACAGGAGTTGTTACACTTTGATTACAGATTGCGCACCGACAAGGGCTATGACGGTAAGGCCAACGGGATATTAGCGGAGTTCGGTTTATATAAGTGGCGAGACTGGCACGAAGGGCGCAGTACCAAGCAGCGGCCAGTGGATGCGAATAATGATGCGTTGAAAGCACTAGGATATTGGCTATATGATAGATTCGGGCCAGTCGTTGAGCGTAAAAAGCGAAGCAAGCCAGTCCTCGCAACCTACTATTGATAAGCAAAAGGTGCTGTGGGCCGGTATCCGTGCATCGCTACTAATGGCCCTTGGCGCAATCGAGGACTACCTGGGCTACGAACGCAGTGTAAAGCCGAAGAGGGAACGAGCATGATTGAGGACGAGAAGGTTAAGGCGATGATTGTTAAGGGAATCGAGCGCGAAGTTCTCGCTATCCTTCGATGGCCCAAGGAGTCCTATCGTATTGTGATAGACATCACGGCAGAGAAGAATGAGTTTATTGACAAGGTTGGAATCTCTGTCAATGAAATCCCTAGCAAAACGTAGCCGATAAGGGCATCTGGGTTCTGTCTTACTCGTGCTATCCGTGAGGCTAGCGGAGAACGAATAGATGGAGGTGGGTTCAATTCCCACCCCGCCCTCCTAACTAAATAAGTCTCACCTTTCGGCGGGAGAACTATTGTCCATCATGTGATGTGGCAAGTTCTCCCGCTTTTTGTTTACCTGGAACACACCATGCGCTTAGAGATTGACGACATACTGGACCGCGTATCACGAACCGAAGACGAGAACTCTACTTGGCGCAAGATGGCCAACACATGGGAAAAAATGTGGAAGCTGGACGCGGGCTTTAAGAAGAGTTGGGAGGAAACTGTCTTACAGGATGGCCGCGAACAGGTGACGACCAGCGACCCGTACAACGTGGTCAATCTCTTGATGCGCCTGATTCCTTCGCAGCCAAAGATTGACATTCCACCGCGCAAAGAAGAGGAACAAGCGGACGAGGACAGCCAGCAAGTAGAGCGATGGTTAACCGCGATGTATGCGCGCGTTAACAAGCAACAAGGGACGAATTTCGTTGATGACCTCAAATGGTTTCTGGCCGTCAGAGGGAAAGCCTATGTAGAAGCAAAGTGGGTAAAAGAAGATATGCCACCCATGCTACGCAAGAAGGCTTTCCCGATCCTCATTCGGGCCTTAGATCCTTTTGAAGTTGGCTATCGCAAGGGGCCATTATTTACCGAATGGGCCTTTCACAAGTACGAGGCGGAGAAGGTGGACATTCGCCAACGTTATCCCAACCTGAAAAAATGGGATATCCCAAAGCCGACGAACCCTGTCACCAACGAGTCACACCTTGTTACCGTGATTGACTTCTGGTACACCAACCCCGTTGATTACAGCGTGTGGAATGCGGTTATTATCGACGATGAATTTGCCCTTGCCCCACGCCGCACCGACTACCCCATCGTGCCCATCATTGAAGCACGTGGTGATTCTGCACCTACCGCAGACAAAGCCTACCGTGGCTTGTCCATCCTGCACCCCATCAATGGCAGTTGGCAGTACAAGTGCCGCCTTAACTCAAACCTTGGAACTGCTGTTCTATGGTACACTTGGCCATTTTTCCTTGTCGAGTCACCGATGGGGCATGAGCAGAACGATATTGTTGTGCGCCCAGGCTCTACCCAACACGCGGTAGAAGGCACGAAGATTCAGGAAGTGCGCCCACAAGCGAACGCCCAACTGTTGGAATCAATGTTGGCCAAGGTTGACGCCGATATTCAGCAGTCAACTTTCCCAGGCGTGCTATATGGCGACGCCGGTAATATGCAGGCTGGGTACGGGGTTAATATCCTGTCCCAGGCTGCAACCGGACGCGTAGAGGCTGTACGGGATAGCCTAGAGCGCATGTTGATGTGGTTGAACGAATTGGCCCTGGCTCTGGTGGACACCTTTGATGACGACGACGAAGGGGTTGAACTGTGGGGGCGCAACGAGGGCGACGAGAAGCTTTACCGTACTTGTCTTTACCGCAAACAAATTGATGGCTACTACGAGAACGCTGTAGAGCTAAAGGTATCCTCGCTGCAAGATGACATTGCGCTACAGACCCTTGGCATTCGGCTAACCGACAGCAAGATTATCTCCAAGCAGTTGATGCGTGATAAATACCTGAAGATTACTGTACCTACGGACGAGCAAAACCGCATCTATGCAGAGATGGCTCTTGACCATCCAGAGATACAGAAGGTGCTTAGCGTTACCCGCCTGATCCAATCGCACCCAGAGACGTGGGAAGCGCTTGTCAAGGGTACGCCCATCGAACAGATGGCCTATCGTATTGCGTCCGAGTCGTTGGGTATAGCTATCGAGATGCCACCACCCCCACCTGAAATGCAAGGGCCACCCCCAGGGATGCCGCCGATGGGTGGGCCACCTATGCCACCACAAGGACCGCCAATGCCGCCTGGGCCGCCGCCTATTCAGCCACCGGCTGAACTGGTAGGGCCGATGGGTGGGGGAATCCCCGCCGAGATGCAAGGCCAAATGCAAGGCGAAAGTATGGGGATGCCGCCTGACATGGATCCGGCATTGTTTGCGCAGATTATGGGGCTACCGATTGGATCGGGCGAAGAATTGGCGATGATGGGGAATCAACAGTAGATAAACGGAGAATCAACGATGGCAGTTCAACAGTACGGCAGCGGGCCTTATCGCCCCTATCAGTCAACCGCAAGCAATCAGAATACCGCAGCCCGCCAACTCCCGATTGGGGATGGGGCAGGATCGCAGGCGCAAAACTCTTGGCAGGCGACGACCACCAACCTACCTACGGGCAATTCCAACGGGCAAAGCAATAACAGTCCGTGGGGGGTTGCGCAGCAAGGCGGGGGCGGGACGGGCGGCACAGGGCCTTACAATCCTAACCCGCAGCAACGCCCACAGACGGGATACAACCCGTCGCAGCTATCACCGTGGAATCCGACAACACCGACCGCACCGACGAACACGCCAGGCCAACAACAGACATCGCAAACATGGGGCGCACCGCAGGCATGGACCCCGGCTAACTTTAACACCCAGGCGTTGAGAGATCAGAACACCGCCTACATGTCAACCACGTTGCCCTACCAACAGTTTATGCAGAACAACTACCAGTACGGGGCAGACTTTAACGAGGCACAACGCCGCTGGGATAGCCAGAACGGTTGGCAACAGCAGATGGACCAGTACAACATGGGGCTGACGGGGCGACAACAACAGGCCGCAGAATGGCAACAGCAAGAAGCGGCGAATCAATGGGGCGCGCAATTCGGCTGGACCCAACAGAACGATTTGTTCAGTCAAGGGTTAGCCGACCGGCAGTTGACCGGCGACCAGTGGTACCAACAGCAGCAGGTAGGCATTGCGCAGCAGCAGAACCAGATTGAAGACGCCTATAACCAGGGACGACTAAGCAACGAGCAGCGCCAGATCATGCTGGGTGAAGTTACGCAGCAACAAGAAAATGCTTTCCGGTATGCGCAGATGGGCGAAACGATGGGCTGGAATCGGGAAGAACTCGCATCGACCAACGCCTATCGTCAACAGCAGGACCAGCTAGCCCGTTGGCAGCAGCAGCAACAGATGCAGCAGCAGACCGCCATGCAGCAGGCAGAGCTAGCGGCCAACCGCCAGAACGCAGTGCTGCAAGCCACTGGCCGTAGTCAAGGGAATGGCCCTTCCGCAATCTGGCAACGCCGATTTTGAGCAAGCATAGCATAGTTTTTACCGGCCTACTCGTGTAAGTCATCGACCCGAGAAAAGGGATATGGCAAAGAAAACAACCGCCAGTGATTGGGACAAGGCGCTAAGTTCGTGGACGAAAAAGCCCGCGGTAACGACCAAGCCAACGACCAAGAAGAAGACGACTACCACATCAACCAGTGACCGTCTGCGCGAGAACGACCTTGGCCGCACGCAGGGACCAGCACCGCGTCCTGTGTCTACATCAGATCGCTTGCGTAGTGGCAGCAGTACGCCCGCGGTTCAAACGGCCAAACCGAAGCCCAAGGCGAAGAAGAAGGACTCCTTCTCCGAAGCGCTGGACAAGTGGAAGACGAAGGTTGTCGAGCCTGCTATCTCTACCAGTGACAGACTACGGGGTAGTTACAACGCGCCGACTAAACCCGTCCAGTACGAGACGAAACAACCGCAATTCGATTACAGTATCGACAGGGTAGACACGCGCCCTGGCCAGTTCACGGCACAGCAACAGCAATCCCCCACGCGTACGACTACGTTGCAACCCTACGACCCCAACACGGCACAGGGACCACGACAGCAGCCAACGGGTATCAATGCTTGGCTACCCAAGAACTTTGCTTTCTCGCAACCTGTAGGGGCGCTAGCGGCAGCAGCAGCAGTGCGTCAACCGGAGCTACGCGATTCTGTTGCTTCACTCGTCAAGGGTGGCTATCAGGGCTACATGGGCCAGCAGACCGAACAAGCCCTTGACCCTGCGCGGCGTGTGGCCGAGGGGTGGGGCGATGTAGGAAAACAGCTTACCAACCAGATCGGTACTTGGGCAGACCAGTCAATGGAACCGGTACGGATGGCGGTCAATGGTTGGCAAGGGGTAGCGGAGGACGTGGGCAACAGCGCAGCCTATGAACGCTTTGGCCAGAGTGTGGACCAGAATCGCCAGAACTACAAGCAGCGCAGCAATTGGGGCGACGTGGGCCAAGGGCTGGTTGATTTTGCTACTAATGCTTGGGGTGATGTAGCGGGCATGGGCCGCAGCCTGGCCGAGATGAGTGTAGGGATGAAGACCGGCGAAGAAGTAGGCCGCGGCGCACTGGAGAACATGAACATTGCGCCCTACTTTGCGCCGATGGGGGAGCTACTAGACCTTAACCAGTACACTGGCCGACTGAAGCAAGGGGCGATGAATACCCTGGCTGGGGCACAGTTAACCCAAGACTACTTGATGACTGGCTTTGATGTACCGGAGGGAGTGCCAGGGATTGGTGGGCTACCGCTTGGACCGGCCAACGCCAGCTTGCGCTATTCGGGTATTGACCTACTAAAGAGTATTCCTTCGTTACTGCCCAACGAGACGAACACGCAACTGCGCGCACCAGCGCAGGAGATTCAGCGCTTAGCGATGAACTGGTGGAAGTCGTTCAACAAGTACACCCAAGAGTACCGGGATGCCGTGCAGCCTGATACCTTCCAGCAGGGGCTACAGCAAGGGCCAGAGACGCGGGCGATGAACCGGGAACGTTCGTTCCTGAACTGGGCTGACCCTGAATCTGTGGCCAAGACTTATGATGCACTGACCAACCAGCAGACGATGGTTGACGAGTACAACCAGACAGCGGCGCGGGCATGGCAAGAGGGCGCACAGTCTACCAGCGAGGCCGCACGTGATGAGCTATGGCGACAAGCGGCAGAAGCGGGGAGCAACGCTTGGCAGTTAGAGAACATGCACCCCCAGGAGCTTGTCAACCAGAACACCAACATCGTCGCGCAACTTATCATGGAAGTGTTGACGCCCGATGTTACGGACCTACTAGGTAATGTCTTCGCCCTAACCGGCATGACCCCGGCAGCGCGGAGGCTGACCAGAGTAGCGAATGAAGTGGCGACACCAACGGAACGGGTTGTGCGTGCCTTGGATGACATGGTGGTGACAGCCGAGAACACCGCCCAAGTAGCAGCACAACGCAGCACCTACAACAAAGCTTGGAATCTGCGGAGCATAGGCACGGCACGCGCAAACATGGCAACCGACAACATGCTGCGCTACACCGTAAATCTTCTTGGCGATGTGGAGACGCCAAGAGATGCGGCTTACCTGTTGACCCAACTGGCCACTGACCCGCGCAAGTTAATTACGGGTGTGCCGGGGGCAGGCTTTCAATCCCCTGGCCTCCTCGCGCGCATGGATGAGAAGGGGCTAGTGCGCTTTGGGGGCATGAACCTACAGCGCATTAAAGAACCCCTGCGCATTTACCAGCAAGCAGCACAGAACATCCTGGCTTCTCCTGTGCTGAAGGATGGGCCGATTCTCAACAAGGTAGACTTTGTTACTACCTTCATGGACGAAATGAATCAAGCGGGCTACAAGTTCTTCAACGTGGCGGATGAAGCGGCAGACATTCCCACCGGCGCAACCACGGCGCGTATCATCAGTACCGGCAAGCCGAGTCAATACACCCTGGAATATGTAGACGCAGCCAAGCAGGTTATCGGCAAGTCTGAACCGATGACGATGGCCGAAGCGCGCAAGCTACAGAAGGAAGTAGGGGGCGGGGTTGCAGCACAGAAAAGTTTGCTTGGTGAAGTCGGCGCATTCCAACGGGCCATTGTTTCCCCCTTCTACATCCTTTCATCACCCGGCACTTGGGCCACTAACATCATAGGCGGCTTGGCTACCGCAGCAGGCGACGGCATGGTGAGCCTACGCGGCAGCAAGTATATTGATGATTGGATAACTAAGCAGTTTGGCGTGGACCCAACCAGCCGGGGCTTTGCCAGTGTCGAGAGTGCAGCCAGCAGTGCTAGTCAGATTAGCAGCAAGGGGCCATTCAAGTTCCTCAAGCGCGCCTATGGCCAGATCGATGAACAAGTTGGCAAGCGGGTTTACTACAGTGCCGCTACAAAGGCTTTGCGCAATGTGGGGCGCAATACCCTTACCCAAACACTGACGCCCATTCTACAGGCCGCTGGTGTAGCGGAGAAGGACGCACGGCGCATCATCACCCATCTCTATGAGACTGGGTTACAGGGTGGAGATTTAACTAGCGAGTTTAATAAACTACTCAACGGCCAAACCAAAGTACTGGCCCTATCCGATGTCAATCCTACTTGGCTTGATGCGATTCCGCCCGATATGGTAGAGGGATTGAATACCATTATCCGCACGGCGACATCACGTGATGAGGCAGTGAAGGCAGTGCAGGCGTGGGGGCAGGAAACGGCGCAGTATTGGGATGAGTTGATAGCCAGTGGCCCAAGCGCCCTGCCCCGCTACGTTTGGCAGAAGCAGGAAGTACTACAGGATGCCGCCGAGATTAAACAAGCGGCGAACATGGCTACCAAATATGGCGATGTCCCGGCAGAGGTAGCGCAGGCCACGACGAAACAACTGGCCGACGAGATGACCGCGACGCAGGGGCGGATGGCAACCCTAACACAGCTTGTTACCGAATCAGCCGCTCCTAAGAACCGCTATCTTCTCTACAACATTTGGGGCCAAGTCAACGACCTGACTGCGGCGGTACGTCACCAACTGAATGAGATGGCCGATGCTGCGAATGGATTAACGGGGGCAGCGAAAAACAAAGCATGGCAAGACCATTGGGCGGCGAACAATCGGCTGTGGACTGATCGAAACATGCGTGTTAATCAACTGTTGGAAGATGGCAGCGCGGCGATCAGTAGTGGACAGGCAACCGCGCCACGTTGGGACATCTTGGAGCGTACCGCGAGCCAGAACGAAGCGCGGCTATGGGAGACGATGAAGCTTGAGCCGGGGAGCGGGCGCTATGACCCACGGTTAAAACAGGTTATCGACGCGGGGCGGGCTATCAGCGACCGCGCGGTAGCGCGCGCCTATGCCGCCGCGATTCGCTTCCTGAATGTCGATGCGATGGATTTTATTGTTTCGGCTGAACACAATATTCAGATGGCAGGCGCAGACGCAAACATATATCTTGACAAAGCGCGGCAGGTTGCGTTAAAAGCCAATAATGATATGGAGTGGGAGAAGTTCTTTCAGGTTCGCAATGAAGTACGCCGCCAACAACGCCAGTACGAGCGCGCAGTGTGGGAACAGTCCACGCGCCACATCACCGAGGAGGGCATTAAGCTAGAGGCTAAGGGTGTAACGAGTGTTGCTGCTGGTGGCGCAACACAGGCTACCGACGACCTGGCCAACTACTACAACGCACCCAAGCCGAAGCCAGCCCAAGCACTGCCAGCGAACACGAACAAGGCCATTGATGATTACCTGGCACAGAACGCCGCACAGAACCCCTATCCGCCCGAAGCAGTGGCCGCACTGGAAGAAGCAGGCGCTACGGCTGACGTGTTTGATGCGAACGTGGAACGCTTGGCCAGCGCTGATGTGGGCTTCCCTGGCAGTCGTGCGCTAGATGAGGCGCAGGGCTTACGCGCAGAACGGGCAGCAGCAGCAGTCAGTGGAGGGGCAGAGACGCGCGGAACGATTCGGGCAGAGTGGGATAGAGTAGCCAAGGGCGAGGGCGGCTATCTCACCATCGACCGCGCTATTCAATCCTATACTCGCAATGGCGTTGTCAGCGTGCCAGAACGTAAGTTCGAGGATTTGTACGGAACGACCATTGCAGGCCAGCGTATTGACAATCAGGCTGATGTAGACCGACTATTGCAGCAGTATTACGACATGGGCCAGCAGCGACTACAGCGCAAGGCAGCACCGGCCAACGACCTGAAAGCACTACGGCAGGCCGCACGCGATGCGGGCATTCAGACGGCTACCGACGCAGGCAAGCCACTGGATAGGCGGCTAGTCAACACCATCAATAAAGACTTGGGGCTAAAGCTACGTGGCTTGCGAGACCTGACGCCGGAGCAGTATCAGGCGGCGATGGAAGCATTGGCCAGACGTGCGGCACCTACACCCGCACCAGACGCAGCCGCGACCTATACATTTGTCGATAATGGTGGCTTGTATCCAAGCGGCACAACGCCAGAGATAACGCCAGATATTCCTATCCCAAGTCGAGCGGCGGCCCCTACGCCAGCGGCAGACGTTCCTCCTGTGCCTTTTGTGCCAACTAAGCCTATTATCGCTAAGGGCAGCACAGGCTATACCGCGACGGATGTGCGCAAGGCGTGGCAAGATTATGTAAATACTGATGGTGTTCCCCCACTAGATGAGATGGCAGACAAGGTACGTAAGGGGCGAAACGCGCTCAGCAAAAGAGATTTGGATACAATGAGTGGGCGCAAGGTGGCGGGCTACACCTTTACCGACCATGAGTCAATCAATCGCATGGTGCAGGAGTACATAGATCTACGCGCCATTAAGCCGGGCGCAGCAGCACCTGGGCCAGAGATGCGCACCTATGACTTTACCGTTGCGGCGCTAGACCCTGAGAAGGTAGCCAAGGCGTTGAACTTCGGCGGATGGTGGGGCAAGAAAAATGTAGCCAAGGAACAAGCAGACATTCTGCGACGCACTACCGAGGCGGGAGGGGCAACAGCAGGCGAGTTGGCCCATGGCGCGGCCTTTGCCAAACAGCAGTTAGAGAACATCCTAACCTACATGGAGAATAACATGGACGAAATTCTCCAGCCAGGGCAGCGGATGATAGGCCAGGGGCAAAATCTACGGGCCTTGGAGGAATTCAGAAAGAATGTTCTCCCCGCTTGGGACAATGTGAAGTATGCGGCCAGTGAATACGGTAATCGGATGCGTTCGTTTACGATGGTGGACTTTGCCAACCAGACACGGCTTGATGAAATCCTGGGGCTGTATATGCCTTACGGGTTCTGGATGACAAGGACGGCCAAGAATAGTTTAGAGCGTGCCATCTTCCAGCCGCAGATATGGCGCAGGGTGATGCAGGCCGAGCGCGAGATTAGAAGCGTGCAGGAGCAGCAGGACGCGCCCCAACGCTACGAAGGGGCATTCCCGATTATGTCGGTCGATGGGGTGCAACAGTGGTTGCGGGTACTGCCAAGCAAGTATTGGCCAGCCGCGGGTATCTTCACATCCAACGACTACGCCGACCCGGAGAGCGCCAACACTGCATTAGGGTATGCAGCCGAGAGTATGCGGGCAGCTAACCTGTCACCCTATCCGTGGTGGGATGCAGCCTTAAAAGTAAAAGAGAACTTGGCCGGGGGTGAGAAGTGGAACAATGACATCTACTGGGCCAACTACCTACCGCAAGGGCGCATTGCCGCAGCAGCGGCGATTAAGTACTTAGGGCCAGAAGCGGCGCAGTATGTTGTCCCTGGCTACTTTGAGAACAGCGTAGCGCGCACGCTCAACAACATGGCAGTGAAGGGCGAGATTACCAGAGAGCAAGCACGCTGGGCGCACGATTACTTATGGCAATTGAAGCAGGGCGGGGAAGAGTTGCCCGAAGAGATGACGGGGGCCTACGACCCCAAGGCAATCGAGGCCATTCTTGACAGGGCCATGCGACAGGCCGCAGGGGTGGACCTGAACACAGCGCTAACATCCTGGGCCACTGGTATGAGTGTACGACCCTACGACACGACCGAAGGGCAATGGAGCGGGGCGGCACAGAACTATCGTGATTATAAATATGGGGAGCAGAACCCCTACGGTAGCAAAGCGGCAGCCGACACACAGAAACCCGATGCGGCCCTATCGTGGAGCAAGTCGGGCGTGTGGCGACCAGAGGATGGGCGGCCAGGGGTAAGCATGGCGACCGATGCCAAGAGCGCAGAGAAGGAAGCACTCAACGCTGAACTGATGGCGGCCACTGATGGGTTTATCAGCGGGTTCAACGGCACGCCCAAGAACTTCCAGATTAACGAGTTCAAGGACCAGTGGATGGCGGATAGAGTGGGGGTAGAGGGCGACTACTTTGGCGATACGGTCAACCAGTATCTCGACGAGAAGTATCCAAGCGCTACCACCTTTGAGCCGTCAGGGGGTGAACGTTACCCCGGCTATGCGCCCGAAGAGATTCAGATCAAGGTGCGCACCGCGGCCTACTACAAGGCCAAGGAAGAAATCGACGCACCTGTATTCCCTGTGTATCCCGGCGACAATGCTACCAAGGCACAGTACAACACTTACTTTGATGCCAAGGATAAGTATGATGCCGACAAAGCAGCCTATGATAAGGCTATCGTGGACCGTGTGGCCGAGTTGATTAACGACCCTGTGGCTATGCGCCAGTTGGCTGGGCTACCTGTGACGAATGCGCCCACATCGATCAGTGACTACCTGCGCAGCAACAGCGCAGACACGTTTAACTTACAGAATGCCTTGGGCTATCCGATGCGGCCAACCGGAGAGGGAACCTTTGATGCGGGCATGACCAACTTGGCAGGCGACCCCGAAACCGCAGCGGCCATCATCGAGGCCGAGAAGACCAAGTACATGAGTGAGCTTGAGAAGCAGGTACGGGCAGCGAACGAGGCCAAGGGCGACAGCAGCGGAGGGGGCGGCTATCGACGCAACAGCTACAACCGGCGCGGCTATAATAATCGTCGCTACAGCAGTGGGGGCGGACGAGGCTACAGCAGTAGACGCTACTACGGTGGAGGCGGTGGTGGAGGCGGTGGGGGCAACTACTACCCACCAGATGTCTACGCCAAGGGGTTGAGCGAGTGGTTGAACGTGGACCCGCAGCGGTCGGTCTACCAAGCCCCCAATCAGGTACGGGTTAACCCTCCTGACATTGGACCAGAGGCAATCAAGGCGTGGAAGAAGTTAAGCTGGTAGCAAGCAGGTATTGACAACAACGTAAGTTATGTTAAATTGTAGACACAACTAACTGTTGGCGAAATTCCGCCTCGTGCGGTGAGGTGCTAGCCACCCTATACTAACAGTTAGTCAATCGAATAAGTCTCACCACTGGGCGGGAAAGCTATTGCACATCACCACGCAAGCATATTTGCGAAGCATTAAATGTTGCAGGCTTTCCCGCCCTTTTTGTTTTCAGGAGAAAAACCAGATGGATGAGCGGGAGTTGCAGGAGCAAGGTGTAGGAGTTGAGACGGGAGTTGAGGAATCGACAGCCCCATCGACAGCCGAACCAGTTGCCCAGCCGACAGCCCAACCGCGTGTCAACCTTGACGAACTGCCAGAGTTTCGGCGCTTTCGTTCGGAGTATGACCGCAAGCTAAGCGAGACAGAGCGGCGCTACCAAGCAATGTTGGCGCAGCGTGAGGCCGAGTTACGCAATAGCCGAGTAGCTGGGATGGACGACTATCAACGCCTGGAGTACGAGTTGGACGAGACTCGCCAGCGGGAGCAGATGGCCTATCAGCAACTAGAGGAAGTGCGTGTTGAGCAAGCCAAGATGCGGGTACTACGTGAAGTCTCCCAGGAGATGGGCGTACCCGTTGAGGCGATTGCAGAGGCCGCAGACGTGGCGGATGCGTGGCGTTTGGCAGCGATTAAACAACGAGAGATACAGCAACAGCAGGCGAAGGAACGGCAGACGCAGGAAACCCAACGCGTTGCGGAACGTGCGGGGAAGATTGCGAACAACCGTGTAGACCTTGGGAGCGGCGCACCGGCGACAGCCCTAAGTGATTGGGATATGAAGTTTAAGAATGCCCGCACTGCCAAGGACCTTGCCAAGCTGATGTTCCCACAAGAATAGTATTTGGCGACAGGAGAATATAGATCATGGCTACGGTAAGAACTCCGTATACAGATAGTACCATTCAACGCCGTATCATCTCAGAGATGATCGGCATGATTGATTGGACCGAAGCACCCTTGCTTAAACGCTTGGGAATGAACTTCGAGAGTAAAGCAAAGTTTGTGAACTGGCCTCCGGGTGGCGCGAAGAAAATGGAATGGCTGGAAGATGCCATGTCGCCCACAGTCGATGCATTGAATGGCGCGATTGATGCCAGTCAGACCAGCATCGTTGTGGACAACGGGCAGTATTTCCATATGGGCCACATCCTGGAACTTGAATCAGAATGGGTTGTGGTGGAGTCGGTCAGCAGCAATACGTTGACGGTTGCGCGCGCCCAAGCTAGCACTTCGGCGGCGACACACGCCGACAACGTGGTTGTAACTGTGCGCGGTATTGCCCAGTTGACCGGCGCAAACTATACCATTGGCCACACCACCACGATGACCGCGCCCTACAACTACGTGCAGACGATGGAAGAGGGTGTACGCGTCAACGATGACCAGCAGATGGCCACCGACTACGGCGTCTCTGACACGATGGCCTATCACCTGGCTAAGCTCATCGGTGGACGTAGTGAGATTGGTAGCCGTGGGCGCGCTGGGCAATTAACCTTGCTTCTGTGCGACATGGCCTACTACGGCAAGCGCCAACAGCCGAGTGAAACCGTGCGCGGGATGGCGGGTGGACTCAGCACCTACATCACCACTAACCTGACCGGCGACACTTCAACCGCTTTGTCGCGGCCCACGATTGAAACCCAACTGCGCACTATCTTTTTGGCAGGTGGTAAGCCTGACCTGATTGTGACCAGTGCGTGGGGTGCAACCAAAATTAGCAGCTTCTACGAGGGCTTGGTGCAGACCAGCATTAGCGAAGAACGTGGCGGCAGTGTGATTACCAAACTGCGCACCCCGATTATCGATAACATCGAAGTGATGGTCGATTGGCGCTGTCCTTCGACCAAGACCTACATCTTGGACAGCGAGAAGGTGGGTTGGGTGACGATTGACCCCTTTGCGGCGCGCAAGTTCGAGCCACAAGGCTATTACCAAATCATGTCGGTGAAGGGTGACTACTCGTTTGCAGTCCAGAACGACGAGGCCCACGCCATTATCACCCACAGCGCGACGCTGTAAAGGAGAGCGACCATGATTTTCCATCAAGATAATACTTATCGCAGCGTTGACGGACCCTTGGCGCGAACGGGGTGGATTCCGGTACCGCTGACAACGTTGCGCGAAGTGTTCAGCAACAACATGACCAACATTGCCGGTAACGGTGGTGTGATGGCCAGCGACACTACGCCGATATTTGAGTACACCAACGGCGATACGGACAGCACCTTGCGCCTGCGTTGGGCTGCGACGAACGTAGATGCGGTTGCGTTCCAGCTTCCGCTTCCGCCTGATCTAGACTTCTCTGCCCCGCTGTATGTGAAGCTCATCGCCGCGATGGGGGGGGCGACGGATATTCCGATCCTGACCCTGGACAGCTTCTTCGGTGTGGGTGATACGAAGATTGTAGATACTAGCAGCGCGGTCACTGGCACCACGGCAGCGGTGTACACGATCACTGTTGCCGCGGCGGATTTAGAGAGCAATGTGCGGAAACAAACGGCCAGCTTTGAAATCACACCAGCCGCGCATGGAACAGACACACTGTTGCTCTATGCCGTATGGGTAGAGTACCAACGCAAATAGGGGGCATATGTATATTCCGCTACATCCTGAGTTTTTTGAAACAGCCATCTTTCGTTGTCCTGTTAAATGGTTCGGCAATGTCGCACCAGATGGGGATGCTTTGCCGTGGATGCAAGCCCCCCTGGGCAGCGAGTACACCCGCATTACCGCAGCGAGTGTAAACCTCTATGTCAAAAAAGAGGCGAACAGTGCCGATGCGGATTGGAAAGCAGTTACCACTAGTTAGGGGGGTACATGCATAGCGAAGGACAAGGAACCCCAGCCGGGCAGGCTACAGGCTTGGCCATGCTGGGCGTTCGCAATGATGCGCTCACCGACCGAACAAGCGCAGACGCCACTTACGCCGCCGTTGCGGTGGACAGTAAAGGGCGTCTGCTATTGGGTAGTGGGACCGGGACAGGGGCCGGGATTGTGATCGGGCAGGTGGGGGGGAGCATGGCCTATGTCGGCGTCACCCTCACCCGTCCCGCCGACACAACGGCCTATGCCGCCAAAGACGCTGTTAGTAATTCGACCAGCGCGCCGACCGTTCTAACTTTTACCGACCTAGCTCGTGTTAATGCGGGCAGTGGCTATATCGTTAAAGCACGGCTGATGACCAACCAGAGTACAAATACGGCGCGCTTTCGGTTACACCTGTTTCATACTGCGCCTACGGCCATTAACGACAATGCGGCCTACACAATGTTATGGGCAAATCGAGCGAATCGGATCGGCTACATTGACTTTGCCGCTTGCTCAACGGAGGGCAGCGGCAGCGATGCGGCCTTTACGCAAAATGATACCGTGCGCCTGCCGTTCGTCTGTGCGGCTGCGACGCGCAATGTTATCGCCATGCTCGAAACGCTGGACGTTTTCACGCCAGCTAGCGCACAGGTGTTCTACTTGGAGCTTACTGTTGACCAAAATTAAGGGGTGCTATGGCAGATTTCAGAGCAATCTATGACGCGCGTTTTAATCAAGGCGGCACCGATATCGCAGAGCGGATTAAGGCGGCCTGCGCGTATGTGGCGCAAGCGATTTTCATGGAAGATGTGGGCGCAGCAAATCATGCCGCCCGGTTAAAGTGGGCGAAGCATGTACTCATCTCAGGCAATATCGACACGATGGTACAGGCCATGCATTGGCTCGTGGTTGCCAATCCCAAAATCGCCGGGGATTTGAGTGAAAAGAATCCTGTATCTGACAGTGATATTGAGTATGTGATCGGCGTCAGTGCGGCTATCTTTGGGGAAACGCTCTAATGCGCAATGTACCGAGTCGGCGCGCTTTGTTCCTACAACAGCAGGGCGCAACGGGCGCGACGTTCCTTTGCACCACCACCGGCGCAAGTCAAACACTGACCATCAATTCATTTGGTGTGAGCGCAGCAACGAATATTAATTGGGGCGATGATAGCACCGACACTTACACCGGCACGGCACTACGCACGCACGTGTATGCCGCTATCGGGGTGTACACGGTAACAATTGGTAGCCCAGCGTCAGTCACAGCGTTTGATATTCGTGATGCCAAGGTGACGCTAAATAGTGCCAACATTAAATCGTTGATAAATGTCGTAACGTTTATCGCCACGGCATTAAGGGACGGAACTTTCAATTCAGCGGATGTCTCGGCCTGGCGACCAACGACTTTCTACCTGTTCTCGATGCCGGCGGGCTATGCCGGAACTTTCAATTCAGCGGATGTCTCGGCCTGGCGACCAACGACTTTCTCCCTGTACGCGATGCCGGCGGGCTATGCCGGAACTTTCAATTCAGCGGATGTCTCGGCCTGGCGACCAACGACTTTCTACCTGCAAGCGATGCCGGCGGGCTATGCCGGAACTTTCAATTCAGCGGATGTCTCGGCCTGGCGACCAACGACTTTCCTCCTGTACGCGATGCCGGCGGGCTATGCATTCACCATTGCAGCCAACGATTTTGCGCTTTGGACGACAACGAACAATTTCCAAATGCAGAGCAACGCGCTAACGCAAGCGCAAGTCAATGCGATCCTCTGGGGGCTGTATCAGGCGGCTATCGTCCCGCGCACGGCAACGGCAGGCACGATCATTGTCAGCGGCACAAATGCTGCGCCGAGCGGCACATTCCAAGCGCCGGCCAGTTGCCCGGTTACGGTTGCCACCCCAGGAAAAGAGGTGGCGCACGCGCTACTCAATGACGGGTGTGTGGTTGGATTCAACAAGTGGACGACGGTGACAACGAGCTAATGCAACCTTACCTGTACACGCAAACGGAATTGTTGACCAGTATCCGCACATTGTTGATGGAGCCAACGCCGGACCGCTGGACGGATAGCAATATCTATGCGGCGATGAGCATGGCCTTGCAGTCATGGCAGGGACGGGTTCGTACACCCTACATTTACACGGTAACGGGTGGGTGGGTGGCGGGTACCTATGACTATACCCTCCCCTCCTACATCGACAGCAAGACCATTCAGCCCCAACAACGGCGCACGCTCTACGACTGGGCAGACATAGGCCTGAATGATGAGACGTGGGCTGACATCCAAGCCTATGACATCGAGCCAAGCAGTAGCGGCGCGATGACCCTGCGCCTCGCCTACTCCCACCATAGTGGACTAGTGGACCAGGCGACCACTGAAGGGCGCATCATCCATTGGGCCGCACCTGGGCCAGTGCCTACCGCTACGCCTACCCTATCGGCAGGCATTGATAGCGACGATACGAGCCTGACGATTGCCAGTAAGCCCAGTGTCGGGCGCGTGGGGTATGTGAAGGTAGATACAGAATGGCTACAGTATTCCGGTTACACGGAAGGCGCAAGCACTATCACACTAACCAACTTGTCGAGGGGACTGAATGGCTCTACCGCGGCGAGTCATTCCCTTGGGGCTACCGTGATATGGGGGCTAGGGGTGGAGAGTATGGCCTTACTCAATCTACTTTACGACAACACCCGCATGTACCTGATGCAGATGTATCTCAGCAATCCATCGAGCCGGGAGACGGGGCAGTATGAGAAACAATTGGTACTGTTCCAAAATAACGTTGAGAAGTTTTGGCGGGGCTGGGTATCGTCGCGGCCAATGCGGATTCGATTATCAAGAGCGGCAATAGGTAACATGTGAACATTCCAACACAACCGACCACCCTACATGATGGCATCTTGGGTGTACTGCCTACCATGTGGTACGGCACCACGGCAGTAACGGCCAGTGCTTCGCCTTGGGTAGACGTGGCGTTTGGTAGCATCTATTTTACGCCAACCGGCAACTGGACGAAGGGGACGAACGGCTGGACAATTGCCGATACGGGCATGGGGTTAAACGTTCGTTGGTTTGGCGCGCTAGGTGATGGCACAACTGATGATACGGCGGCTTTTCAAGCGGCTATCACTGCGGCGGCGACCTATCGGCAATGCCGGGTACTTGTTCCATCTGGCCACTATCGCATTAGCCAGATAGTCATCAAAAATGGTGTGTATCTGGTGGGCGAGGGTACAAAGAAAGTAGGAAGCACCGCAGCGCAGGTAATCGGTTCTTGGTGTCAGCAGACCGAAGACACAAACGATAACATGGTGGTGCTAGACCCTGCGCGTGTTGGCACTTGGCAGGAATCGAGCGGCATCACCGGAATGCGCTTTACAGGTCACGACAGCAATGTTAGTGGCTCTGGCTTGCATACAGAAGGGGTACGGTTAGGCGAAGACTTCCAGCTTAATTGGTGCTGGTTTGAAGACTTCGCTGATGATGGTATCACGATTGATGCTGGCACACAGCCAGGGATGATTACCAACGTCCACTTGTTCCGCAATGGGCGCTATGGGATTAATGCTTACCGCGGCGCGTTTGATATTTGGCAGAGTTTTGAGATGGCCAACATCTCAGGCGACAGCAACGGCTTAGCCCTCATCAGACTAGCAACGGGCATGAATAGCCTAATTAATGGTTCCTCTTTTCTCATTCGCAATGTTAAGTCAGAAATAGGGGTTGACGGCACACAGCAGAATACGATCATCCTTGACAACCTGCTTGGGTCAATGGTGACACTGCTTAATGTCAATGTTATCCTCAGTGGCACCAGTACCGGAGCAAACAGCATTGTGCAGATTACTACCTCGCGCTGCAACCTCATGTGGAGCGGCTTTTCCTGTGACTCAGACGCTAGTCCTGTGCGTTCTGTCACCTATTTTATTGATGATGTGGTGAACAGTGTACAGGTTAGCCCATCTGAAACAAATTTCTTTGGACGCTATGGGGCTGATCTAAAGGTATTCCGCCGTCTCTTCAAATCCGATTGGCAGTTTTGGGCCAACGGCGACACGACTCCCAGTATTGCAACCGGCGACCGTTGGCGCACGAATAACAGCGGGGCGACTTCTGTTACGGGGGTAGATGGGGCCGTTGATGGGCAGGAGTTCATCGTAACGAACAGCACGTCGAACACAACTTTTGTCCACAATGGCGCAGTGGGCAGCGAGACACCTTTTGCCATGAACGGCAGTGCAAACAAGACGGCTGCATCAAATGACACCATGCATTTCGTGGTTGTCGGTGGGTTCGCCCGCGAAGTCAGGAGGGCATAATGCCACTAGCAGATACAGGGCTCACGCGCTATATTGCGCAAAACTATTACAGCAAAACGCAACTAAATGCGGGGCTGGAAACCAAGTAGGCCGATGCGAATGAGACTATCGCGACAGGCAATAGGGGATATGTAATGCCATTAAGTAACACAGGGATTGATAGATTCCTATCACAAAACTATTACAGCAAAACGCAATTGAATGCGGGCCAACTGGACAGCCGCTACTTTGCGGAAAGCGAGTTCATCGCGACCAGCGCGGGCGCGGGTGACGCGGGCAAGCCGATTAAGCTCAACGGCAGCGGCGCATTGGATGCTACCCTGTACGCCAGCAGTGTTGTTACCCTGACCGGGACGCAGACGCTCACCAATAAGACCCTGACCGATCCAGTGATTACTAAGATCGTGGGACAAGGTGGTTCTACACTAGAGCTACGCGCGAATGATACGGTAGGGGCAGGTAGCGTATGGATACGCAACGACGCAACGAATACTGTTTTTTCGTCAAAGGTTGGTGACATCTACTATGGGCTGAATGGCACTGCAACCATGTCGCATATCTTTTACCGTAACACTACCCTATTGGCGACCATCGATATAACGGGGTTAGCCGTAACCGGAGTAATTACGGCGGGCGGCGTAGCAGTACCTACCATCAGCAGCATCAGTACCCTGACCAACAAGACGCTGACCGCGCCCATCATCAGCACCATCAGCAATACCGGCACGCTGACGCTACCGACAGCAACCGACACGCTTGTCGGGCGCGCGACCACTGACACGCTGGTCAACAAGACCATGACCGCGCCCATCATTAGCACCATCAGCAACACAGGGACGCTGACCTTACCCACGTCCACTGACACCCTTGTCGGCAGGGCTACCACTGACACGCTGGTCAACAAGACCATGACTAGTCCCACGATTAACAGCGCAACGCTGACCACGCCAACGATTAGCAGCACTGGTTTTACGAATGCGCAACACGCGCACACCGGAGCAACCAGTGGGGGGCAGATTGACCACGGCGCGGCGCTGACAGGCCTAAGCGATGATGACCATGCACAGTATGCGTTGTTGGCTGGGCGCAGCCTGGGGCAAACGCTGAACGGCGGCAATGGGGCCAATGAAGATATTGTCATTAATGGCACCGCGCACGCGACCAAGACCAGTAGCCTGGTGATTGTCCAGCCAACAGGTGGGGCTGTGGTGGTAGGTGGGACGACGACCGACCATCAATTCGAGATTCAAGACCAAGGCGCGAGTAACTATCGGCTGACTGTCAACCTTGATGTAAGCGGGGTAAACTATCTCAACAGCTACAGTACAGCACCTAGCACCCTTACCGCTGCACCATTAACCATTGTCTCATCTGCCCTTGGCACGACCGGCGATACCTTCCGCATTGAGACAACCAAGACACCAACAGGGGCGGGGGCTGGCAGTGCTGGACAGATCGCTTGGGATACAGGATTTATCTACGTTTGCACCGCGGCAAATACTTGGAAGCGCGCCGCACTGAGTGCGTTCTAATGAGTAGCCATATTCGTCTCGGCACCACTGCGGCCACCTTGCGCGAGTACATGCTGACCGACTACCGCCAGTACCTACGCAGTAATGCCAACCAACTGGCCGCCAAGATTGGCACCGGTGCGGGCGACTACTCCGACCTGCAATCGTGGACGGCCTTCGCCATGGATAACTGGCAGGCAGGCGTAGGCAAGAAAGACGTAGACGCGGGCGGCTTTCTCTATGCTGACAGTGAAACCCGTTGGCCTAATCGGTTGCAACTACCAATGGCCCTTGTGCCTGCTACCCAAGCCGATACCACCAACTACCCCCTCAATACAGGCTACTGCCCCGGCATCCTCAAGGCAGAGAGTAGCGTAGCCATTGGCAGCACGCAGACAGTGCGCAAACTGGCCAAGCGCATCGAGGGTAACGGCACGCGTATCATTGGCGTGCATCTCTACCTGGCCAACGACGATAATTTGTCAGCCACCCCTATTACCACCACGATCAATGTTGGCCTGTGGACGGACAGCGCGTCGTTACCGTCCGCGTCACTGGTGACGAATGTCGAATATCTCAACAACACCTGGGGCTATAGCTGTCACTACATTGAGTTTGACGCACTGTTAAGCGATGGCACGTTCTACTGGATTGTGGTCGAACCCACGACCGCGCTAGAGATTATGAATTTGCCGGTTGACGTTAGTAGCGTAGACCCTACCGTCGATGGGATGGCCTGGTATAACGGGTCGGCTTGGGCCAGCTACACAAGCGGGCGGATGTTGATTGAGCCGGTGATGGGAATGCCACTGGCCACCGAACAAATCAACAAATTGATTTACTTCCCGGCCAGCGGCTTTATGTACGCGGCCGCAGGCGAAACGCTATACAAACAGCAGGACGACGCCAGCAAGTGGGTGACGGTAGCGGCGGCATTTGCGGCTGACATCACCGACCTACACACGGACGGCTCCACTCTCTACATTGGCATCGGTGACAGCACCAACTACAAGACGATGAATGGGGCCGAGACGCTAACCACTGCTGCAACCCCGGCACGCATCTTCACCCGCTGGAATGGCTATCTATGGCGCGCGGTCAACAACACGATCAGCTATACCAGCGACGGGGTGACGTGGAGCACAGCGGTTGAGGTGTGTGCTAGTGGGTTCTCTGTCAATGGCTTGTCCGGCCAAGGTGATTACATGTTTGTGTCATGCGATGATGGGCTTTACTATATCGGCTTTGGTGACAGCGTCTTTACTGTGACACCATGGGGCCAACTGGACCCAAGCGAAGACTTTGGCAAGGGTATGTTGAACTGGCAAGGGGCCTTGTACATCCCTCTGAACGCTGGTATCTATCGCTACGACGCATCGAGTATGTTACCTGTCGGGCCAGACCTTGGCGAAGGCTTACCGCTCAATCGCAGTGGGGTAATCGGGGCCATTGCGACACAGAACAATTGGCTATACTGCCTGGTACGGGCAACAGCCGGGGCGTCTACGGTGTGGGCCTACAATGGCCAAGGTTGGCACTATGTCACCGAAGCACCCACTAACGACGAGTTGTATTTCACCAGCATTCACTACCGCAGGACCAACCAGAAGATCTATCTCGGCACCAACAAGGGCGTTATCTTTACGTGCGTTGCGACCGATAACCCCAACGCCATCGACCTTGACACCCTGGCCTATACCACCCCTTACGGCACCATCGAGACGGATTGGATCTACGGTGGGCTGCGGGATGTGCGCAAGGACTGGGAGAGCGTAATGATTATGGGTGACGGCATTGATAGCCTGCACCCTGTGCGTGTCTACTGGTTGGATGAGCAATCAACCGAGTGGGAATACTTGGGGGAAGTGACGGCCAGTGGTACAGAGTTACGGTGGAGCGATTATGCTACGCGACCAAACTCTAAGCAGCTTTGTATTGGGCTAGGGCTGTATGCTAAGGAGACGGTCAACTATCAAGGAACTCCCCTTATACGCGGGGTGCGCGTGAAGTATCATAATATGATTACCGATACTTTCCGCTGGAATCTGCCCATCCAGATCAGCGATGAGCAGATGACCAACACCACCCTCGCCACCTACACCGCAGTGCAGATGCGTACCCACCTTGACACGTTAGTACGCCAAGTGCCACCTGTCATCTTCCAAGATATCGACGGGGTGCAGTACGAATGCAAGGTGCTAGACTGCACGGTACAACTGGACAAGATGGAGGCAGTCAACGACGTCCAGCGCTACAGTGCCGTCTATCGCATCACCGTAGAGCAAGTGGCTTATGCTGCGTCCACTTAAGGGATTGTCTAAGAGCAAGGGATTAAAGGGACTGGGGCCAAGCAATGTACGGCTACCTGCTATCCCTCTGTATGCCGGACCCATTGGCGAGAAGTCAGAAGACCCGTTGGTGTTTGAAATCTGGCAGGTCATGGGCGGCAAAGAGCGCGACTTGAAGATGGCCAGACAATGCGCCACCCTCAAGCAGAAGCTACCGGACGCCACTACACCAGAGTTAATTACCTATGTGTGGTTGAAGGAGAGAGCCTACGATTTTGAGTTTCAGGTAGAAGCAGCCGGGGGTAGACGTGACACCGGGGGCAGTGTCATCGACTTCGTGGTCAAGGCGGGGAAGACATGGGCATGGAGAATTCAAGGAAAATTTTGGCATAACCGGCAGGAGCAAATAGGGCTGGATGAGATACGCAAAAAAAATCTAGTTGGCGCTTACGTAGGTAAGTACCAACTAGATGGAGTAGTGGACTGCTGGGAAAACCAAATTTATACCGACAGGGACACGGTATTCAACCTCGCATTAGTAGGTTATCAACTGCCTAACTAGACATGTTGCCAAGTTTTACCCAACTTGATTTTACTGATTTGAACTTGATTCACTCCGAAGTGGGCGGCAATATCAACCTGTCTTTGCCCCTGCTTTATCATCTCTCGAATCTTTAGAACCTTGGCAGCAGTAAGCTTGGCGTTGTAATTGCTTTCCCCCTTGTGGTGATGGGAGCTATGATTGCTACTGCTTTTGTATTCCAGATTGGAGATGTTGTTGTTCAGCTTGTTCTCGTCTATATGGTGCGTGTGGTGTTTTGCCGGACGTTCCCCCAAGAATGTCAGCGCTACAAGGGCGTGTACTTCCTTCTTGTCAGTGTTCTTTTTACCACGGAAGCCAACCACATAATACCCTGTACTTGCAACGCTCTGGCTTAACAGGTTGCCTTTAAGGAATCGCTTAGCATCCCCACCCCATCGCCCATGTGTCACCCATCTATCAACACTGCGCACTTGACCCAAGTTAGATGCTTGGTACTTTCCCTCATACCCTACAACGTCTTTCCATACTTCGTTCATGTTGGCCGATCCTTTGAAATAAAAACACCCCATCATGGTAGCTGCGTAGATCGGCCAAGAACACGCGCCCATGATGGGGTGAGGTACACTAGTTTATCACAGCAATACGTGTTCTTGGCAAGTCCCATTATACCACAGATTACAGGTGTATGCTATTCAATTCGTGTAAAATCCACTCTCTCGGAGTAGTATCCATTAGAACTACCATACCAGCGAAGCACTACCCATCCGTTGATTGTGGCGAATCGGTAGAATGTCCACGTATACGAGTCGTCGTTGTCTGGGTTTGGTCCTTCGTTTTCATTGCTGACCTCTTCCGCAATCAGCAGTGGCTTATTTAATAAATCTTCCCATTCGCCATTGACATCCTCAATGGTAACATTTTCGCAGCAATTTTGGTCGTGATACATTTTGTACACGGTATCATCGTCACAGGCGAAAATAATTTCTTCATCCCCCAAGACCTGAACTCTTGTCAGCGTCTTACCCTTTAGCGCAGATACATCCATCTCACTTTTCTCCTATATCTTCCAGATACGGCACAAGACAAGTCCTCACCCAGTACAGAAACAGATAAGCGCTGCGGCCATCTTCACCATGCGCCGTCTCGTAATCGTACTGGGCCAGCGTAACCATGCGTTTGATAATGAGCAACAGTCCATCGTAATCGTACAACATTATAACCCTTGGGGTTAATGGGTGCAATGTCATCTGCGACGAGTAACGGCCTTGGAATACTTGGAATACCTTGTCTTACATTGGGGGCAAACCCATGTTTGCTGCCCCATCCACATCCACCCCGCATCCTTCAATTCACAATGGGCAGTGTATTCGTCCTCTACATCAACCGTGATTGTATTGTCGCAGTGGTAACACTTGACTTCTACCATCTATCCCTCCAACCAGTCAACAAACAACTTCACATAGTACTCTGCATACCCTCTGTCACTTTCATTCAGGGTATCCAGCCACCCCCCTACCCTCTCCCTCAGTGGCGGCGCATCACGTGATGGGAGTAGCTTGGTGGTTTCCCCGTACAATTTCTTGCACAGTCCGGCCACTGTCAACCCCTGCGCACAGTCAGCAAGGTACATGTCTCTCGCCTCACGTGGTTCTATCGGCGCACAGATACGCATTGCTGAGTAACTTACTCCCGCTTCCATCCAGTAGCGGCGTTCTTCGTGGCTGTACTTCTGGCCCACTAGAGCGTCGTTAGCAATGGTGGGTGGTACTTTGCCCAACAAGTTCGCCAACTCTGCCCAGCGCTCTTTGTAGTCGTTCGGGTAAAGCACCTTGATGCGGTAGGCTAAGTCTGCCCGACAGTATCCGGCCGTATCGCCCAGCATTTTTATTTGGATGGCGATGGCGTAGTAGTCTTCTCTGGTGTGGTGGTTGTGCAACTCTAGGCCAACAGGCGTAAAACAGTTGAGCTTCTGCGCACGCTCTAGGGCTTGCTCAGTCGTCATCAGTTCATTCATTGACTACCGCCTTTGGCTCACCCGTTGCGATGTTGTACCAGAGGGCACCATACCCCTCCTTTCCCCACAATATCCCTTGGCGCTTGAAGATGCCCGTCTTGTAGGGAAAAATGTCGTCTGCGGTGAAGAGAGCAGGACGAACGTTAACCGCGCTACGTTGCAGCGCTTCCCGTAACAGGTCGTCGGGGTCATAGTCCGTATACAATTCATCCCATTCTGGATTCTCATTCAGCACAGCAATAAGCGCTTGCTCAAACTCCGCCCGCTTATCCTCTATCTCTAAGCGTTCTGCCCACCACTTCGCTGCTAATTCATTCATAACGGCACCTCAATCGCCAACTCCAGCAATTCATCATCGTTGAGTTCATCGACATTGGTATCGTCGGGGACTTCTATCTCTATGTCCTCCTCCCAGTAGTCGCCACCATAAGCCCACCGTTTGGTCGAGCTTTCAGAGAACCCTGATGTTTCCACTGTCACTTTAACTTTCATCGACTGGCCTCACTTCTATCTCTACACGTGGGTTCTTCTTGTCAATCTCGCTACGGGTAGCAGCCCAACGAACATAGCGGCGGTCATCATCAGGGATAACCCAGGGCCGCAACCCGTCAATGATTAGTTTATCGCAAATATTATCGGAGTCCTGCGGGCGGGCGGCGAAGTAGACAGTAATGTAGACATCCACCAGGACAGTGAAGGGTGTAACGTTGGGGTCAAGGTATGCCCTCACCAGTTGACGGGCACGGTCCTTTGCGCCCTTCCGCTTAGACCAATGCCCGCCACTATAGAAGTCATTCCAGCTTGGCCCTCGCTCATCTGGAATAACAATCAGCATCACGCCACCTCAAGTTGCTGTAGGTCCAGCTTCAGCGCTTCGACCAGGCCGTCGAGTACCACAAGTTGCGGGGCGAAGTCTTCAGGCTTGAACAACCAGTCCAACAGCTTCTTCACCTCATAGCCAGGCAGGTTGTCAGCATTGATGCTGCGCTGCGTCAGTGCGCTAAGGATGGCACCATGCGATCCCTTATCGTATCGGGCATCGAGTTGCCAAACCAATGTACTATAGTGACTGGACTTCTTGCCTTCCTTCACTTCGTTTGACATTGGGCCTTTGCTGCCCTTGTCGGCTTCGGTGATGGCGTGGATTAACTTCTCCTGCTGCTTGGTAAGCTCCGGTAAGTTGATAAACGACGAACACATCTCCAGCGCGTCATCATTCACCGGCCACACGAAGGGCTGCGCCTTGGCCTTGGCCTTGCGATCCTGCGTGCGGTTCGCTTCCACTTCCGCCACAATCCCATCCCAACTATCATCAACTTCTAGAACGTTGTCCAAAGTAATGCTATCTAGCTCACTCTTGCTTGGCTGTGCGGGGCGCTGTGCTGCTTGCGGCTGCGTAGTGGTACTATTCGATTGCGGTTGATTTTGCGCCCGTTGTAGGCCGTTCTGTTTCGTCATGAGGATTTCGCCCGTACTCACATCAACCATAATGGGATCGGGCGTGGTTGCCTGGGCCATTTCCTCGGCGGTGTATAGGCCGCTCAAGTCTTGCGGGAATGCTTTGCGTAGGGCCAGAGACTCGGCGCACTTGGCTAGCATCACGTCACCCATCTTCTCCCACATGACAGTGACCTTGCCGTCCTTGTTGGTCTGCACGTAGCTATCCCATCGCGCTACTCCCCAAAGCGGCTGCGAGAAATCAGACTTCAGCACTCCCACCTTGGCCGCTGCGGGCGGTGTGCGCTCTAGCCACACTTCCCGCCATGCCCCATCAGGGCCACACCATAAGGGCCCAAGTTGTCCGGCATACTTTCCGGTACGCTCTGCCACCAAACGGAACCCGTCAATGCTGACTTGGGTCTGCATGACTTCCCGCTTCTCGCGATTATCCCAACGCTTGATGGCGTAAATCTGACGGCTGAATGGGTCAAGGCCAGTACGCTCACACTGTGCCACGAACAATTGCAGTTCGTCGTCGCTTGCCCCCTTGGCGATCGTGCGCTTGATCAGGTCAACGCGTTCATCCGTAAACACTTGGATTGCGTTGTTGTCTACTCGAATAATTTCTGTCATCCTGTCGCCTACTTTCAATTACAATACGGACACGGGCCATATGTCGGGTCATACCCTGGGCACTTATCCGAACAACGAGTCCACCCCAGGTACGAGAGCACACGCTTAACGATGTTGCTGTTCCAACTAACTGACATCGGGGGATTGTCCTTTCATTGCATCATACAATTTCAACTGCATACGTTGGGCACGAATGAGAGTCGAGCGAGTGACAGGGCCAACCTGATTCACTCGCCGCCCTATCTCCCCATCAGGGAGAATGCGCATCCGTGAGATAGCCACATCGAAACCATAATCAAACTGGTAGATGTCAATCTGTGGGTCTGCGCCTACGTCCATCACTCACCCACATGTTCTTCCCGCATCTCGGCGGGCTGGCCTGCTGATGCAGGGACACTCTCAAATGCGCCGACCATCACCGCACTGGGGCGCTCCCAACCGCTGATAACATGAGCTGCCCATTCAGCGGCCTGGCGTGTGGCGAATAACTCCTTGCTTGTCATCCCACACTTGCCGGGATGATAGGGCCAGCTAACCCGCCACCGCCACATATCCCCATCTGGCACTGCCACGAATAGCTTAAATTGTTTCGTCGCCATGATGTTGGACAGCGCTACCTCTGTCGATGGAACTTGTTGTAATCCTAACATAATTATCCTGTCGCCTTTCTTTTTGTTCAGTGTTCCGCACACTGAAGTTACTTAATCACACCAACCTCGTACAAGTGGTCGAGAATCATTGTCTTGTGCGCTAACTGCCCTTCCAGTTCAGCGTTCTTTTCTTGCAGCGCCTCCATCTCTGCCCCTGCCTTGCGTAAGGCAAGCTGATGGGCCTCTTCCTGCCACTTGAACTGCGCCTCTAGTTCAGCGATGCGGGCAGCGGTAGCTTCAGCGTCATCAAGTTGGTTCAGTGCTTCCCCCGTTGTAAGTTCAGCCTCGAGCAATTGCGCTTCCAGTTCTGCGATGCGGGCATCTTTCTTATCGCAATGTACACACCATCGAATATCCATCACTCACCTCCTTGAATTGTTACTGTTGCCTGATGACAGTCTATCACATCCTGCACCCCTTGTCAACCCCATTAGATAATTAATCTTACACCGTAAGATTATTACCTGCGCCCCATTGACATACTAATAGAGATGTGCTAGACTGTAGTGGAAGTTAAACTCAAACAGGAGAGGAGTGATATGTACATGAAGTTAAAAAGTCCAGATGATCTAAAAGAGTTGCTGGCAGTAAAGAAGGGCTGGCTAACAAACTTGGACATTGCGACCGGCGCTAGCCTGGGAATAAACACGGTGTTCCGTGTATTCAATGGGGAACCAGCGCGGGCAAGCACGATCAAGAAGTTGGCGGATGCGGCCAAGGTTGCGCCGATGACGATTGCAGAATTTATCCAGGAGGTAGAGTAATGGAAGATGCAATGGAATGCGAAGAGTGTGGCGACGACTGCTACCGCGAGTCGGTTGATGTGGGCGTTGGGATTATATATGGCCCCTGGGGTTGCCCTAGTTGTGGGTGGAGTGAGTCAAGCATATACGCGCATCCACAACACAAGGGCTTTGACCAGTACGGCAGTTATCACCCAATGCTCGACCCGACCGGCGAGGGATGGACTGAACACCAGCAATGGCTAGATAAACACATGGCTACCCTGTAATAGAAAAAGCGCCCACCCTTTCGGATAGACGCTTCTCCCTCTTGCAAGGGTGCGGAATCCTTACAAGATGCTTACCGTAAACTTACTGCACTTGACGCGCGGTATAAGGTAGTTATATCATGCCCTTTACCGCACACTGCAAAAGAATAGTGACTTGTTGGCGACAGGAACCTATTCGTTTTGCATACCCACGAAGCACCTTAACATCACGTGATGGCGCATCGCGTCCTCACTATATACCACGATTATTAACAACAAGTAAAGAATGAATCATTTACATTCTACGTTAATTGTCTTACATCCTGCACAGGGGTGTAAGCAATTGTTTTGTCTTCCTGCGTGGTGGGCCTCTTGAGAAAAGGAGGATGACGTAGACGGGTAGGAATGAACCACCACGTCAAGCGGGGGAAGTGTGTACCTGGCCTGTAACCCAGGGGAATCCCGAAGGAAGAACATTGTATCTCCTTTGTAGAAGGGGAGGGGACAACCACCCTCCCCGGAAGGGTGAGGATATGGATAAGCGAAAGATTCAAGAGAAGCTAGCCGACCCCGCAAAAAGAGGTGAGGCGCTGAATGAACTAGGGATGTGGATGGTGGACACATGCTTGCTGTTCGGCTGTTCCACATCAACCGCCTACGCACTGGCCTTTGTTTTTACCGAAGGACTAGCGGCTGAGTGGGAAGACCGTAAACCTGATTATCGAATTGCGTGGTGAGACATGGGTTATAGACCAGTACCGACCAGCCCTATCAGTGAGGCATCAGGGCCAGGGGATAGGGTGAAGTGGGACAAGGTGCCGGGATATGCGCTCAACGCTGAGGACTTCATCGAAAGTATTCTGGACCAAGACGAAGCGTTTGCGGCATGGTTCCGCAAGCGGGAAGCAGAACGGGAAGAGGCAAGAGAGTTGTACAGGTAGGTTGCGGTGTGCGGACAACGTGAACCTATAGTGAAAGGCGACAGGACCATGATAGTACGAACAGACAAACTTAATTTCAGTGAACAACAGATTGTGTTTTTTGCCAGCGGGTATGAGAGTTGCCCAGGGATTTACTTTCTTCTGCAAGATGATGAGATTGTTTACGTGGGTAAATCTGCTGACACAGGGTTTCGTGTGGCGACTCACTACAACCAGGGCGAGAAGGTATTTAATGGCCACGCAGTGGTAGAGATAGTGGACACTGAAGCGCGCGACTACTGGGAAGTGGAATACATCGTGCGGTTTGCTCCTCGCTACAACGCATCGCTGCCGCCAAGTAAGAAATGGGTAACGCTGGCTATCCTGCAACGGATGACAGGCCAGAGTAAACCAACGCTGAAGCGAATCATTCGCAACCTAAACATCAAAGACACCAACGGTTATTACTTAGCTGCCGACTTCGCCGACCTGTTACCCTTCAAGGAGAGCGATTTACTATGAGCTACGAAGGCCCAAATTTTACAGCTATCCCCAATGTGTTACTCGATGACCACATGGCAGACATGAAAGAAGCTGAGCTACGGATAACCCTGGCGATTGCACGGAAAACTTTTGGTTGGCACAAGTCAGCCGATCAGTTGAGTCTATCCCAACTCATGGAACTAACTGGACTCAGTAGGCAGGGTGTGATTAACGGGGTAGAGGCAGGGATTAAGCGCGGAACTATCAACAAGAAACCCGCGGGCCAAACTTTTATCTACTCGCTGGTAGTCAACGAAGTAGACCAGTCAAACAAACCAACCAGTCAACTAAGTAGACTAGCACTAGTCAACGAAGTAGACCAGTTGTCGCCAAAACTAGTCAACGAAGTAGACACACAAAAGAAAGATCTTATAAACAAAGATCTAAATAAAGTATTGGCTGCGCCTGCCCCTTTAACTGACCAACAGGAATGGTTTGGTGTGGTTTGTGCAATCGTAGCTTGGGATTACAAAACCCTTGGGGCTAAAGAGAAGGCACAAGTCGCGCAGACCATCGGCATATTGAAGAACGCAGGCTACACGTTAGAGGAAGCAAAGAGCTTTCTGGAAAAGGTGTGGATGAAGGACTGGCGTTACAAGAAGGATGGCCAGATGCCTACCCTCACCCAGTTACGGACAGAGATAGGCAAGCTACGCACCGCGGCCCCCATCATAGCAAAGGAGACAAGCGCATATGCAAGCTTTGGGTAGGCCACTACTGCGTTATCACGGTGGAAAGTGGAAGCTTGCCCCTTGGATTATCAGCCACTTCCCAATCCACCGCATTTATGTCGAGCCATTCGGGGGAGCTGCATCAGTGCTGCTTCGCAAGGCACGCTGTTATGCCGAGGTATACAACGACCTGGACGAGGAGATAGTCAATCTGTTTCGGGTGTTGCGCAATCCATCGCAGGCGCGGGAGTTGATACGGTTGGTTACGCTCACCCCGTACAGCCGGGAAGAATTTGACGAGAGCTACATCACGGCCGCTGACCCCATCGAACAGGCAAGGCGCACAGTATTGCGGGCGGCCGCTGGCTTTGGTGGCGGGGTGACAAGTACTAGCGGTTGGAAGACAGGCTTTCGAGGCAGCGTTACCAGGTCGGGCAGTACGCCGGCGCAAGATTGGGCCAACATGCCGGAAGCATTAGAGGGAATCGTTGAACGGTTGCGGGGTGTTACCATCGAGCATGATACGGCCGTCAATGTAATGACCCGCTATGATGGCGAGAACGTACTTCACTATGTGGACCCCCCCTACCCATACAGTACCCGCAATGCGCGCCATGCCGGCAGTTGTTACCGCCATGAGATGGACGACGACCAGCACAGGGAGCTGGCGGCCGTACTGCGTGGGTTAAAGGGGATGGTGATCGTTAGCGGGTATGCCTGCCCCTTATACGATGATGAGTTGTTTGTTGGTTGGGATAGGGTAGAGCGTGACATCTTCGCTGATGGGGCAAGGGCTAGAACGGAAGTGTTATGGATGAAGGGTGTATCAATGCAAGGGAGGTTATTTGATGCAAGCTTCGGTTAGTGAGTGTAACAAGTGCGAGGGTACGGGGTACTTGTCTTGGAAGCAGCCGGACAACTACCCCATTGGGGAGGTTGAGTTCTGTACCTGTCAGTTAGGGCAACGCAACCGCCAGTACTGGGACGATAGCAGTAAGGCCAAGCAAGCTAAGCATCTATCGGCCATGTTTGAATCAGCGGGTATCCCTCCCCGCTTCCGAGACCTAACCATTGAATCGCTAGCGGCCATCAAGGACCCCGGCAAACAGTCAGCCATTGCGACGGCGCGGGAACTGGTAGATACGGGGTATGTCAACACCCCCAAGGGTTCCAAGAATGGCGTCATCCTTAGTGGTTCATTTGGGATGGGCAAGACGGGGCTACTAACACCCGTCTTGCGCCACTGGTTGGACCGTGGACGAAGCGCACTGTGGTGCGAGGTGTACGACTTCATCGATGCGATTCAAGGGGGCTACAGCACCGGAAATAGTGACGCTAAGTTAGAGGCGGCGCAGAGTGCAGACATTATCTTGCTCGATGACCTGGGGGATGCGAGTCGGGGCGGGATGGAGACGGACGATAGACGGCGCATCATCTACCAGTTGATTAACTACCGCCACAACCATGACCTACCCATGTTGATTACCACCAACCTAAACGGGCAGCAGTTAGCCGATCAGTTTGGTGGTAGAACAGTTGAGCGCATCATAGAATCGTGTGCTTGGGTGAAGATGGAAGGCCAGAATTTAAGGATGAAGGTATGAATGTAGACGGCAAGTACTTGGACGAACTACGGAGCGCGATGGTTGCGGCGGAGAGGTCTGCGCAGACAGCACGTTTTGCATACAATGCTGCTCTTAAGTGGAAGATTGAGTGTGACATCAAGGATGCTATAGGTGCGTGGGTTACGGTTGAACATCCGCGGGCGTGCATAGTAGCCTTCGCCGATGGGGAGCAACGAGTTCTTATCCTTGGCGTCGATACAGGTTGGGCCACTACCAAGATTCATGTCAGATACGCAAATAAAAACGGGCAATGGTCAAAGACTGTATATAGCCATGATGCCACTATCATTTCATTGATAAGGCGGATTGAGGGCAGCACATGAGAGCGGAAGTGATAGCAGTAGAGGCGCACCAGCGCGGTGATGGGTGTGAGTGGTGCAAGTATGGGCTAGTCGATGCGCCCCTGCCCTCACCGAAAGTTCCATTGAGTGAGGCGCGGCGGGTGCAATGGGGCATGGGCTTACTTGTGACTTGTAATTGTGAGATGGGGGTACAGTATGAGCGGTGGTTATCCAACGGCGACGGAATTGATACGCGTACTGCGGGAACTAAGGGACGCAATGGAGTAGGGGCAGTTCCGGTTCGAGCCGGGGAGTCGTGGGTTTCAAGAAGCGCACAGGGCATTGCAGCAAGCTAACGAAACGCTGGCCAAGGTACGCACGTTAACGCCAAATGATGGAAAGGTAGGGGGTGGGTGATGAGCGATGAGAAGATAGTAAGAGACTGGTTCTTGCGGCTGCTGGCTGACTTCAGAATCTACAGCCCACTGTACAAGGTGACGGTAAGTAAAGTTGATGACTCGTACAGGGCAGAGGGTGAGGTAGAGAAGGGGAAGATTCGGGCGTTCTTTCGGGTGGTTGATGGCAAAGCGATGTGCGAAGGTGGCGTAGCTGCGATGTACTGGGAGGGTGAAGGGTGAACTACTACGAGAAGCATGAGAAGCAGAGTGGTGGGTGGGGCTGGTGCCTGGTGGCTGGGGTAGTGATTGCGTTGCCGTTCGTGTGGGCATTGATGGGGGGTGGGCGATGAGAGAACTAGCGAGGGTAAAGAAGTGCGGGGCGCTGTTGCAATTGAATGCGTGTCGGTCGATGCACGATGAAGAGGTGAAGGCGCTGCGGCATGAGCTTGGGCAGGCTGATTGTGTGATTGCTGCGTTCGCTTACGACTACGAACAAGAGAAGCGGCTGAATGATGCACTGATGCGGCAGTTGGCAGAGGAACGGGCAAAGGTGGCGGTGCTAACGCGGTTGGCACGTGAGGCGGAGTTAGTTAGCGAGAAGGTGCGGGTGTTCTGTGGATGAGGAAGTAGACGGCTGCTTGTGGCGGTGCTTGTTGTCGGTGGCGGCAGTGCTGGTGACAACGTGGTTATTGCAACAGTGGGGGTGACACGCTTGCGGGGTGAGATAGGGGCAATTGTTTGGCGCACTGCCCCTATCTCGATTGAGGTTGTCAACACTTTTCTTGGAGGCATTGACGTGCATATCATACGCGCGTCAACCTCCTTTGTCAATCCGCGGCGCAAAGCTTGCGGGTAATGGAGGTTTTTTTTATGGAAGATGCAACGACGAATGTACGGGGCGTGGCGGGGCTGATGTTCTGGGTTGGTGTGGGTGGGTGCTTCACTCCCCTACTGCCCCTTGGTGTGTGTCTGGTGGTGATAGGGGGGATTGTGTGGCTGCTGGCACCGGCGACGGAACAGCAGATGGTGGCTGAGGTAGAGGC